GTGTATATGCTTTTGGGAAAAAACGGTCAAAACCCCACAAAACCAAAAATTTGGGAAAAAACCCCCAATTTTTCCCAAATCCAAAAAAATGGCTTAAAGGGAAAAACTAAGGGAATAATCCACAAATCCAAAATTTTCCCAAAACCCCCAATTTTTCTCAAAATCACGAATGGCTTAAAGAAAACAAACCACTATATTATAACAGAACAAAACAAAGAAATGAATAAAATTTCTAAGGTTTCCGATATTTTAAGTGATTACTTTTATACGGATATTATCAATATAATAATAAAAAAATTTAATTGTGAGTTTGAAAATGTAAAAGACTTAAAAACTGGTGATTATATATATAAATATTATAAATATACAAAAAAAAACAATCTTTTTATAGTGTTGGGATCTTGCTCGAATTGCTATATTAAATGTGTATTAGTAGATCATACTGAAAATTACTATAAACTTGAATGGTTAGATTCTATTAGAGTACAAAAGGATAAAGAGTATAAAAAATTAAAAGATGAATATAAGGGAAAATTAAAATGTTTATCTAATGTATATTATGAATAAATACGGAACAAGAGAAGAGGTCTGGCTCGGTCAAGCTTATCTTACTAAAGGCGGATTAGCAAAAAAGGATTTGATGATAAACAAAAAAGACAAAATAGTATCAAGAGTAAAACACGAGATAGGAAAAAAACTGTTAAGTGATACATTAAGAAGAACTTTATGTCCTCCAGTTTGTACTGAAATTAGAAAAGCAAAATACAAAGCTACACAAAAAAGAAATAAAAAAAATTAAAATATTTGGTTTAGGCTTAAAGAAAACAAAAGCTATTATATAGAAGTATTAAAAATGTCCGAATTGAAAAAGTGTACTAAATGCTTAGAAGAAAAACCGAAGACATTAGAATTTTTTTATAAGGGTAAAATTCAATTAAGAGCAAAATGTAAAAAATGTTGTTCTTTAGAAGTAATGAAATCACCAAATAAAAATATTGTAAATTTAAAATATTATTATAGAAATAGAGAAGGACGCTTAGAATATGCCAAAGAATATTATCTAAAAAATAAAATTATAAAGGAGGATATAGTGGAGATTATATAAATTGTTTTAAATTTTTTTTATATTATAATAATATAAAAAAGGCTTAAAGGGAACAATCCATAAAGTTATAGAATTATTATATTTGGTTAATATATAGAAAAATGAAAAAGTCCATTCAAAGATTAGAAGAGGAGCGCTTATTATCAGAATATGGACTTTTAGAGGGAAAACAAATTTATAATCCATTGACTAATAGGGATATTCAGGCTACAAGAGCCAATATAACGAGAATTTATAATATATTATTAGAAGAGATAAGACAACAAGAAATTAGGCAAACAATTAGACAACCACCTTTACCAATACAAGTTGATTTTAACGAGTTAATAACTGGGGATAGAAAATACGTAATAAATTTAAATCTAAATGGTGGATTACGTGAGACTTTTATGCTTAATAATAATACATTAGAACAAGTTAATAAATTAATAAATCAAGGATTTCGTGAAGAAAAACAAAATGAATATGGTAGTGATGCTATATATAGAGCAAATGTTATTGGTATTTTAGATTATACAATTACAGAAATAAAAGCAACCCATAGAATTGATAATAAAGACGGTTCTTTTTTCAATTTTCAAAACGCAACTAATATTGACCTTACAAAATACCAAATTTTACGAGAAGGTGACAGTGAAAATATTTTAAACGAACAGTGTTTATTATTTTCATTGAAACAATTAGGAATTAATGAAGCATATATAAATTCAATAAAACTGGCGATCACAAACAAAGCCATACCGAAAAAAGATTTAGAAACTATATGTGATATTATAGAAAAGAAAATAATTTTATATAGTTATAAAACAGATAATATAAAAACTACAAAACAAGAATACGGTAAAAAATATAATGAAACTATTGAAATAGCCTTATATTTAAATCATTATTTTGTTTATGAAGAAACAAAATATAATAAATATTTTATTAATAATTACGGAGAATTAAAAGATATTGAAGAAGCTGAAAACTATTATAAAATTTCTAATAATAAATATTATTCAAGTAAAGATAAAAAATATAAATGTAATTCTTTATATTTAATTCATAGATTGTGTAAATATGGATTTTTTAAAGAAAATACTTATAAATTATCGCAAGTTATAGATAACGCAAATTATAAAAGCTATAATATACCGTTAGATAATATTGAAAAAGAACAAAGAGAATATAACTATAAAAAACCGCATATAGATGGAGAATTAAAAAAAGTATATAATGATGAAGGTAAAGAAAATTGGGTAAGGAGTAAAAAAATAAATATTTTATTTTTTGGAGATACTGAGACCATAGTTAAAAATGGAGAGCATCAAATATTAAAACTTGGAATTATTGGAGAACAAGATAGTAACGTGTCAATATTTAATGCTGATACTAATTGGATTAATCAATTATTTAATTACGTTAAAAAAAGAACACCGCTAAATATAAAAAATATAAAAAATGAAGTTATATATAACCCGGTGATATATTTTCATAATTTAAAATATGATTTTATAGCAAGTTTTAAAAAAAATGTAGAATGTGAATCAGCGTTAATTAAAGACGGTCAAATTTTTAGAGTTATAATTAAACATTTTGGTTTTGAAATTGAATTAAGAGACAGTTGTAAATTAGTATCTGGGAAATTATCAGATTTTACAAGCACTTTTGGATTAAATAAAGATTTAACCAAAAAAGAAGCGATAAATTATAATTTTTATGATATGGATACATTAAAATTAAATAATCATAATGTATTAGATTATATTAAGTCTTTTGATGGAGATAAGAAAAATATATTTTTTAAAGCTATGACTAATAAAGATTTTGAATATGATGGTTATACATTTAATGCGAATAAATATTATGATTATTATTTAAAATATGATTGTTTAATATTAAAAGCTGGTTTAATTAAATTAAAAGAAATTCTAATAGAAGTAACAGGTTCAAATGGAAAAGAAGCAATTAATGTATTTGATTATTTAACAATATCAAGTGTAGCTCACAGTTATATGTTGAAAAATGGGGCATATGACGGTGTTTGTGAAATTAAAGGAAATTTAAGAGAATTTATAAGTAGAGCTATTTATGGCGGGAGAGTAAATGTTTTTGAACCTGAAAAATGTAAAGTCTTAGAACCTGAGGGTGGAATATCTGATTTTGATGGTGTTAGTTTATACCCTTCGGCAATGGAAAGATTGTGTAAAGAGGCTGGACTACCTATTGGAAAAGCAAAAATAATAAATGATGATTATTTAACAAAAGATTATTTTGTTATAAAAATTAGAATTACAAAAATTAATAAAAAACAGAAAAACCCTTTTATTGCTCTACGTGGAGATGATAATATTAAATATATAAATAATATTACATCTTCTACGATTGTGTATGTTGATAAATATACACTTGAAGATTATATTAAATTTCATAATATAGAATATGAATTTATTCAAGGTATATATTGGGATGAACACTATAATGATAAATTAGGGTCTTTAATAACTGAATTATTTGAAAGTAGAAGAGCATATAAAAATAAAATGAAAAATGAAAAAAAAGAAAATGGAGATGAAACCAAATTATACCAAGGATTAGATGCTTTACAAAATATGATTAAATTAATTATGAATTCCTGCTATGGTAAAACGATGATTAGAAAAACTAACGAAGAAATTAAATATATTAATAAAAATAATTACAATAGAGAAACCAAAATATATACCGAGAATAATGAACTATTAAATAATTATATTTATAATAATTTCAATAAAATCATATCATACAAAGAAATGAACGATAAACAGGTCGAATTAAAGCAGACTAAAATGGACGATAGTTTCAATTTTGGTCACGTAGGCTGTTCTATATTATCATATTCAAAAAGAATTATGAACGAAGTAATGGATATAGCATCTGAAAATTTAATAAATATTTATTACCAAGATACTGATAGTATGCATATGAATTTCAACGATATTAATAAATTAGCCAGTTTTTATAAAATACAATATAATAAAGAATTAATTGGTGAAGATTTAGGGCAATTTCATACAGATTTTAAATTAAAAGGTTCAACTGGTGAAATAGTATCTAAAAAATCTATATTTTTAGGTAAAAAATCATATATTGACGTTTTAGAAGGAAAAAATAAAGACGGTGAAATTATAAATGGTTTTCATTATAGAATGAAAGGTGTAACGGCTAACTCTATAAAATACGAAGTAGAAAAAAACTGTGGGGGTGATTATTTTATTTTGTATGATAAATTAGCAAATAGTATACCCGTAGATTTTATATTAAATCCATATGATGAGAAAGTAATGTTTGAATATACAAAAACAGGGGTTAGAACTCGGGAAACTGGAGAATTTATTAGAACTATTTTATTTTAAAATAAAAATCTTTTGTATATATATAATATTAAAAATGAATTCTGTTGGCGACGAAGCGGTTAGAAGAGAGCTATTGGCAAGATTACAAAGCGTAGGATCTGGAATGTCGGGAGGAAGATCATATACTGGAGGCAAAGGGCCTTCGGAAAGATCAAAGGCTCACGCTGGAAGAAATCCATATATTCAATTTTTAAAGGAAATTAGAAGAAAACCTATAGCCGGGGAATATGATGATTATCTGAGATCTAAAGGTTTAGCTCGAGCCGTTCCAAAAGTAAAAGCTGGAATACCAACAAGTGGTCCCGTTTATAGATCCCCTGATTTTAAATGGTATGACTGTAGCAAAAATGAAATTAATGATCCACGAACTGGACGATGTATAAGTAAATCTTCAAAATTAGGTCGTAATATTCGAAATACTAAAAAAATTTATAATCAAAAAACTAATCGATATGTGTTAATATCTGGTAAAGTTGGTAAAAAGATCTTAGCAGGTGGAACTGTTTACGAATAAAAATATTTACTATATTATAATGTTGTCTAATAAAGAAATTAAAAAGCGATTATTAGGAGGTTGTAATGATTGTGATGATACTTGTGGAGGAAAAGGAGCATCTCAAAAATCAAAAGATGCGGCCGCAAATAATCAATATCTTCAACTTGTAAAATCATTAGGAAGAAAACCAGCACCTGAAGAATATGATGAATATTTAACATCTAAAGGCTTAGTTAGAAGTAGAGCAAAACCTAAAAAAGCAAAAACTGAAGTAAATGAACCATCAAATAAAAAAGTAATTAAAAGAAAAGTTAGACGGTCAAAAAACGTTACTATTAAAAATTATTTATCCTGTCCTCAAGCTGTAGCTGAAAGATTTGAAGAAAATGATAATAGACCAGCATTACCTAAAGAAGCAATTCAAATCAGAGCACCACCACCCCCTCCTCCGCTTTTATCATTAACAGAAGAAGAAAGAGAAGCTCAGCGTGAAAGGATTAGATTACAAAAAGAGTTAAAAGAACAAAAAGAAGAGAGAAAAGTGTCCATAATGTCAGCATCAGATTTCGGTCCTCAAGTTATAGAAGAACTTGCTAAGCGGAAACGAAAAAAAGAAGAACAAGAAGCAAAAAAATTAGAAGGTTCAGGTTTTACTTCTGGAATGCGTTCGTTACCACAGCATAGAGGGAGTATGCGAGATTTATATATAAAAAAATATACAAATATTCAAAATTATCACCCAGAAAAAGACACGCTTTTAAATAGATACATTAAAGATTATGTTAAACAAACAGAAACACAACAATTTTTAAATAAAATTACAGAAGAACAAATAATTAAAGACGAACAAGAAATACAAGAACCGTCAACAATCAATTTTGAATATCCACCTCCACCACCAGCACCTCCTAATCAAATCCCTTCTGTATCTTATCAATTTGTTCCAGAGCAGATACCGAGACCTCAATTAGATTTATTAGAACAAATTAGACAAGGTAAAACACTCAAACCTAAAACTGAAATCGAAGAAAAATTAGAAGAAATACAACACGAATTAGGAGAAAAAGAATTAATTAAATTAACAGAAAATATTGACTCTGATGAAATTCCACAACTTGAAAAAATAATAGATACTGTTGATATTGAAGCGTTAAAAGTTGAAATTGGTAAAAATCTGATCGAAAATAGTAGTAATGCTCCTATGTCTATGTTAGATCAAATTAAACAAGGTTTTAAATTAAAAAAAGTAGTAGTTAATAATGATTTTAGAGAAGAAGAAAAAGACGCTTTGAAAGAAGCTCTAAATAATGTTAGAAGCCAAGTTCAGGAAAAAGTAGAAAGTATGTCAAATCAAGAAGTAGATAATAATGATGTTAATAGTGATGAATGGGGTGAAGGCTTTCGTATCTTAGGTGCTGGATTTAGTCAAGGCTATATGAATAAAAAATATGGGGCGAGTGATTTTCAATATACACAAGGAAATAAACAAAGAATTATAGAACTACAAAGACAAAGAGAATTTTACGGTTTTTAATGTATTTTCTAAAAATAGAAACTGAATAAAAATATTTTCTTATTATATAGTTATAATGTTAAACTTTCAAGATGGACGACCAATAGCTATAATAAAAGGTGGTAAATATAATAATAAAATTTTATATGTAGGAGAAGATAATGATAATAAAATAATTGAAAATAATCCATTAGATATGCTTGAAGATGTCTATGAAATGGTAAATAAAAATAAATTAAAAAAAGACGAAATGATAAAAATAAAAAATGCTTTGGCTAAAGGTGATGAAAAAATTTCATCTGTTTATGAAATAATTGGAAAAGTAAGAGATAAAAGTAAAGAACTATCAAAAAAAGAATTTAAAATTTTTGATGAAGGTGTAATTCAACCATTGCCACGTTTTGATAAAACCGAGCGTTGCTATGTAGCTGGACAGACCGAATGCGGTAAAACTTATTACGTAAAACATTATTTAAATCAACTTCAAAAAGTATACCCTAAAAAGAAAATATTTATTTTTAGTGATGTAGAAAGCGATCCTGAAATTGATGATTTAAAAAATCTTACACGCTTTACGCTTGATGAAGAATTATTAGAGAAAGAACCAATTAAGCCTGAAATTTTTAAAGATAGTATTTGTTTATTTGATGATATAGATAGTATTCAAAATCCTAAATTATTAAAATACGTTCAAGCATTACGTGATAGTATTTTAAGAAGAGGACGTCACGAAGACATTTCTTGTATCGTCACCTCTCATCTTTTAACAAATTATAAGGATACAAGAATAATTTTAAATGAATGTAATAATATAACTATTTTTTGCCGTTCTGGTTCAAGTTATGGTATAAAATATTTATTAAAGCATTATATTGGATTAGATAAAAAACAAATTCAACAGATTTTAGATTTACCAAGTAGATGGGTTACAATTAATAAAAATAGCCCACAATACGTAATTTATGAGAAAGGAGTATTTATTCTTTAAAAATTAATATCAACTAATATATTACAAGGTATAAAAACATAATCATTACTTTCATTAATACCTCTATCCCTTCTGCCTCCAAGTTTTACCCAATCAATAGAAAAGGTATCATCTAATTTATAATAAGATAAAGTATCCGTAAAATTAAAAACGAAATAAATTTCTTTACCTTCTTTCATTAATTTAAAACCTTCTTTTACTTTATTATATCCGACCATAGTAGTAGGATATTTTAGCTTTTTATTATTTCTACTTTTTAATTCAAAAAAAGCGTTAGAACTTGAAAAATCAAATAAAGAAAATCTTCCTTGTTCTTTTAGTTCTATATGAAAATATTCTTCAAGAATTGGCTTTATAATTTTTTCTTTTTCTAAGCCTTCTTTAATATCAATTAATTTTTTACTCATTATATATTATATAGTATAATATAATGAATAAAATAATTAAGGATTTACAAACGATTCCATTTTCAGGCACAGATATAAAAGATGCCCTTGACGGAGAGGTAAAAATAGTTAGATATAGTGATTTAAAAAATTATAATTCAATTGATGAATTATTATCACCATATAATAAAGTTGTTTTATTATATTTAACGAAACCAAATTATGGGCACTGGTGTTGTTTATTTTTAGAAAATAACACTTTAGAATTTTTCGATCCGTATGGGTATAAAATAGATGAACAACTCGAATTTATTGATGATAATTTTAAAAAACAATCAAACCAAGATTATCCATATTTATCAAGGCTGATGCTAAACAGTCCTTATAATCTAACTTATAATGATAAAAAACTTCAAGAAAACGATAAAGATGTGAGTAGTTGTGGTAGGCACTGTTGTATTAGACTGATAATGGCACGTATTCCAATTAAAAAATATCAAGAAATGCTATTATCTAAAGGTGGTAATAATCCAGATGACAAAGTAACGTATCTTACAGCTTTTGTTTAGAAAATATTATATTAAGTATATTATAACTACGATGAAACTTAATAAAATTGAAATCGTTAATAATAAAAAACGTTATTATTATGATATAACAATCCCAAATAATCAATATATCAACCCATCTAACGCTCCGATCAAAGCTGATTTTCTTGAAACTCGTGACCAGTCTTTATTTGATGATGAACCTGAAAAATATAATTTAAGTGTTATCCGTTTTTCTGTGCCGAGTGTTAGTATTCCTTACCAAATTGTTCCTGTTATTTTTGATTTATCAAATCCATTAAATCCTAATAAAATGGCTTATAGTGTTTCTTTGAAATATTTAGGCGTTGTATATCAAGAGTATTTACAATGGGAAACACAACTGCCAAATATACCAGTCCCATTACCACCACAATTTAGTCAAGTAAAATCTTATTTATACCCTTTATATTATAGTCTTTATAGTCTAAATCACTTTTGTGTTCTTGCTAATAAAGCCCTGGATACTTGCTTTCAAACTAATATAGTTCCACTTTTACCAGTAGGAACATATAAATCACCGTATTATACCTTTCAAGGTGATGGCTTAAATTTAATTTCACTATGGACGTCTGATTTATTTTTAGATACTGCTTTAAATCCTATATATATAGGTGGAAATTATCTGTTTGGATCTAATATTGAAAGTGCTTTCGACGGTCAAGGGTTCGGATTTAATAATATCGGAGGTTTAGATTTTAGAATAAAATGCTTAGATAGAGGTAATAATAAATTTGTTGACGGATTAGGTTTTATATACCAGCAAATAACCGAATTTGATATATCTGGATTATTTGAAAAATTTCAATCTTTAATTTTTACAAGCGCTTCATTACCAGTGACACACGATATATTGAGTAATTCCGTATTATTTGATAATTTCAGCACTGCTGGTTCAGTTGCTGGTGGCTTTTTACCAATTATTACTGATTTTGAAATCGATAATTCTTCAGTCAATAACTTAAAAGGTTCGATCCATTATGTGCCTACGGCAGAATTTAGACGTGTAAATTTACGAGGAAAAGAACAAATTAGACAAATCGACATAAGCGTGTTTTGGAAAGATGTGTTTGGTAATATATATCCTATATTTATACCAATTAATAACGCTTTAACTGTTAAGATTTTATTTGAGGAAAAATAAATTTTCAAAATTATTTTATTTTGTATATTATAATATAAAAATGTCTCTTAATATCAATCCTTTAGTTGTTAAAGCCGTTGTCGATCCTCGTCTTGAAATATCCAGTCAAAAAGACTATATTTGTGTTAAAGGAGCGCTTGTTAACTCGTGGCAATCATTTCCAGCTACTAATGTAAATAATAGCAGTTTTCAAATTAGCTGTAATCCTCCAAGCCGTGATATCGCAATTTCTCGATTAGTTTTCAAAAAGGTAACTTTTGAATGGAGTATTTCTGGAACTAATACAAGCGGTGGCACTTTGTTAAATGTTGGATATTATGGTCCCCGTTGTATGCCTTTAACATCTGTGACTCAGTCTGAGCAGATGACTATTAATAACGACACGTGCACACAGGCTCCAATTCAGCAGTATTGGAGAGCTCTTCTTCGTTATAGAAACGACTTCGCCGATCGCTTTGGTGCAATGTCTCTTGCTCCTTCTATGTTGGATCAGTTTCAAGATTACTCGGATGGTT